GAATCTCCTGTATATGCTGCATCAGAAACTGCAAAAGAATAAACTCTTGCTTTTCCAACTAATTCACCTGTTCCAGAATTATTTGAATTTCTTCTTTGAGAATATAATTCTACAAATTTAGTATCATCATTAATGTTTGGTGCAGGAACTCCAAAAACATTGTTAACTCTTAAAATAGTTCCCATTTGATATGGAACTAATGAAGAATCGACTGTTTGCTTATCTCTTGGTTTTTCTACATCAATTATTGATGTTCCAGTTAAATTAATATCATAACCCTTTACATATGCCTTTCCAGCAGACACTTTAACACACATTAAATCATCAGATGGTGTATTTTGTTGATCTGTTACTTCATTTGATCTAAAAATACCTTCATTTGATATACCATCATTTAATGAATTTGCAACTTGAACTTCAAATGGTTGAACTGTATAATTTCCAGACTCATCAAATGTTCTCTCTGCAAAGTAATCTCTGATAAGAGAATATTGTGATTTATTAATTATTTTCTTGATTTCACCATCATCTAATCTTATTAATTCAATAAAATTAGTATCATTAAAATCTGTTAAACTCTTTTTAGCTAGAGTAGTAGTAATTTTTAATCGATCTGCACCTGGTGCTGCATAATTAGAGAAACCTCTTGCATTATCATATAATGAATCGTCGTCTTTAGCACTTATTAACTGCTCATCAATATTAAGACCAACTCTATATGAAGGATTATTTGAATATGGATCTAAAACAATCTTATCAGTTGCAACATCTACAAAATTTCCTCTAATAAAATAAGTTCCAGAGGATATACCAACAGCAGAACCTATTGCAGATGCATTTGTATCAATTAAGGTGATAACAGTTTCTCCTGCATTTATAGCAGTATTTCCGTATGTAAATGTCTCTTGGACTATTAATTCCTCACCATCGGTTAAATTTGATATTTCATTATTAGTACCTGATTCCAAATATTTAACATATATTGTTAAATTTCTTATATCTGTATTACTCGTTGCAAATTCAAAACTATCAATAGTTAATATTATTCCCGATGTCTGTCCTTTTAATCTTAATCCTACTAACTGCTGTAAATATAATGAAACTGGAATACCTAAATGTTCTTCATCTATTTTAACTGAATGATATTGAGCATCAAAATTTATATTACCAGGTATGACCATAGACCCATCTTTAAAGATGTGACTACCAAAAGATTCAATCTGATTTTGAAGAATTGATTGAAGAGTACTTAGTTCTCTAGCTTGAACTGGAAAACCAGGTTTGAAAAGAACTTTATAAAACTGATCATTTTTATCAAAATCATCGTAGTAAGGACTTATATTTAAATTTGTTTTTTGTGCCATTTCTTAAAATTCCAAGATGATTTTAATGTCTTCTTTTTGTCTAGAGTTCCTAGTTATTAAAGGTCTGTTGTCTAAGTATATTATTTCACCTGACCCTTTATTTATCTCAGGACTAGCAAGACCAGATTCAAAATTAACTCCTAATGAAATTACTTTGTTTCCTGTTGGATTTGTGCTAATTCCCGTAAAGTTTTGATCAACAGATGCTGTAAATCCACTTGTTGATGCGATAATCTTATCAGCACTAGATGCAAAGTTTAGCATCTTAGAGTTAGTTGTAACTCCCACATAATCAGTTTGATCACCTGTAGTTTGATTAAAAACTAAAGATCTATCTTGATAATATTTAACAACATTAGTATCAGTGTCATATGAAACAATATAACCCTTTGCTGTTCCCCCAGTTACTGATTGTTCTATTTTTTCACCAATTGTAGGAGTTCCTGTTGGTGAAATCACTTTTATAGCATTTACAGATGAGAATTGATTTGTTGTAAATGTAGCAGTTGATCCTATTGATGTTGGATTTTTTATAATACTAATTTGTGCAAATTTTGTATCAGTTGGAAAATCTTTGGTAGAATCATCAAATCTAGCATAAACTAAAAGTTTATCAGTTCCTAATTCTTTGTATAAGTCAAATCCATGTCCTTTTGATGGAGGAATAATTGGAATTAATTTTGCTCTTGTTGATGGAGTGCCTAAAGTTCCTAGATCAACCATTCCATAAGTATAACCCTGTCCACCAGAGGAAACATTTGTTTTAGTAATTTTTCCTTCACTGTCAGTATCAATAACAACTTTAGCACCAGTGCCATCACCTATGATATCAACTTCTTTACCAGTTTGGTTCTGAGTATATCCAAATCCTTGCTGATCGATGTAGACTTTTTTAATTTGATTATTATTTATAGTAGAATCACCATTTTCTCTAACGGATTGTATCTGAGTAGTGGTTGAAGTCGGCCAATCACTTGGAACAGAAATATATTCAGTTGAGTCAAATTTAATTATATCACTAGGTGGAACTGTAAATAGGTATTTCCAAATATATCCATCTCCACTTTCACCTGCTCTTGATGGTTCTATATCTGTAAATACTGGTTCATCTTGTGATGCATTTCCTGTTGTGCTAATACCTGAAGAACCATTATCAATACAAACATAAACATCAAAGTTTTTATTCATTACATAATAACTTGCATCATACAATCTTGAAGAACTAGTTATTGGTGAAGGATTTGCAATACTATAATCATGACGATACATTTCATATCTTGTTCCCTGTGCCCAGTTTCTTCTTGTTATTAATCTTCTTATATTATCTGATGTTACTTTCTTGCCGAATATCTGAGTATCACCAGCATTATTCATATAATTAAAACTATCTTCTGGTGAAGGTGTGTTTGTATTCCATGTGGTGCTTCTTCCAAAACCAACCGTTGGTGATGTTGGATTAGTAAGACCAAGTACAACATAATATGAATTTGCAGAGTTATCCACTGTCTCTACAAAGTTGTTTGCATTTAGAATTCTAAATTGATCTGTTACAATAGCAGCCATATCATTAGCTTTTTTCTATATTTATACTACCCAAGATCCTTTCTTAAAGCACCACTGTCTCTAAGACCAAAATCTCTTCTCTGAATCGTTGGGTAAGTTGATAATCCAGAGTTTAATGTCATACCAGTAACTCCAATTGAAATAGGATTACCAGATCTAGTTATACCTGATAATTTACCCCAAGAGAATGCACCAATAGATGTAACACCGACTGCAGTATCTATGTTAGTAGTATTTACTCCAGCCATTATATTGCAAGTAATAATACCAGTATTGGCACCACCACTTATATCATTAACAATGTAAACATTGTCTACACATGTTGTTCCTGTTGCAACAACTGCACCATCTTCAAATACAGATGTAACTCCATGTCCAACTTGAGTGTCAAAAATGTATATAGGAGTTCCAACCTTCAAATTAGTGAATGATCCGTTAGGATTACCACTTGTTCCACCAATATCAGATTTTATTGTAAATTTAAGTGCAAGAGGATTTCCACCTACACCATCAGTTACTCCAATAGCAATAACATCACCATCAAATCCTTGGATTTCATTTTCTGCAATTCCATCCACATCTTCTTTAGTTATTGATGGGAATGGAGCAATAACCTGTGGAGGAGCAGATATTGTGTAACCAAAACCAGGATTTGTTATTGTGGTGCTGGTTATAACACCATTAGTAATTGATGCTGTTGCAACAGCAGTTGTTCCTACTCCAACTCCAATCGCATGAGGAGCAGATATTGAAATAGAAGTTGTAGATCCTACATAACCACTTCCACCGTTTGTGATTGTAAGTGCTTGAACTGTTCCACCTATAGAAACTGTTGCAGTGAATCCTGCAGCAACTAAAGAGGTTGATCCAACAATTAAACCACCAACATTACCAACATTGATACTTCCAAAACTTTGCTCATATCTAAAGAATGATGCGTTATCAAGATATAATATTGTAGTTGTCAATCCCACATCACCAATAATATTTGCTGTTGGATACACTAATGATTCAATCGAATCCCTTGTTTTATAAACTATTTCACCATTTATCTTTTTATCAACTTTTTGTTTTGTCCAATTGAAAGGTTTAAAGTTCCTTTCATCAATTCCAATACCATTATATAAATTAGTTTCAATTTCATCAGATGCTGTAATCGCAAATATTGTTCTCAAATCTTGAGTTGTAGTAATTCCAGAACTTGTTTTAAATACCTGAACACTATCACCAGTTTTAATGGTAGGTGCAACTGAAGCACCTGCTGATACTTGAACTGCATCAACACCTTCAGTTCCTTTATAGAAGAATATATCAA